GGCTTCACAGGCGAAGCGTATATGAGAGAAATTTGTAAACATTGTCGTTGCAGTAAGTGTGAAACTGACATAGAATCAGAAACAAAATACGATATGGAGTAAATTATGGCAAAAATGAGAATATTTAAATTCTGGAATGAAGCCGGCGAAGAAAAAGAGAAAGAAGCAATAAGTTTAAAAAAAGCAATAATGTCTGTTCAATCAGATTTTAAAGACGCACAAATAGCAGTAGAATATATTAGTAAAAAAGGCAAAGAAATGTGCCATTATGTGGCAATACCAATTGGTAGAAAAATTAAACAAGCATTAATACAAGAAAGAAGACGAGAAGCATTAAAAGCTAGAATGGCAAGATAATGTTGACTGGTAATTTTGTAATTTTAAAAGATAACAAAAGATTAAAGTTTACAAACTTTGACGATATACCATCTTCTTTCAATCACTTGATTTCTTTTGTACCAGATTATCCAGAACCACCACATACAGAGGAACAACATAAAGAGATGGACAGTTATCAAGATAAATTACAGGAGTTACTAAATCGTGCCAGCGGTAACTAGAATAGGTGACGCAGATGTGGCTCATTGTTCAGGAATGACAAGAGCTGCTGGTTCGCCAAATGTATTTGCAAATAGTATAGCAGTTTCAAGACAAGGTGATAATAATACTGCTCACTTATTACCTGGTGTACCTTGTCCTGTTCATGCAGCTCCGATAGCAGCTGGTTCTTCAACTGTTAGAGTAAACGGTAAAGGCATTGGTAGAGTTGGTGACGCTATATCTGGTTGTACCAGCGTGGCGGCAGGTTCTCCTAATGTTTTCTCAGGTTAATTTAAAAAACTCGTATAAATATTACCGTTATGGCAAACTATGACGCTTCGAGCACAAATAAAAGTAAAAAATCGGTAAGGACTTATAGAGACCTAGACCTAGATTTTACACGACATCCTGTTACTAATGATGTAGTAGCTATTGAAGATGTCAACGCAGTAAAAAGAAGTGTTAGAAATTTAATTAACACACAATTTTATGAAAGACCTTTTCATCCAGAATTAGGTTGTGGTGTAAGAGATATGTTATTTGAAAACTATACACCAATGACCGGTATCTTTATGAGAAGAAAGATAGAAGAAGTTTTAAGAAATTATGAGCCAAGAGCAAACTTATCTTCTATTCAAGTAAATGAACAAATGGACAGAAATGCTATAGATGTTGTTGTAAATTTTTATGTGTTAAATTTACCAAACCCGGTTTCTGTAACAACAACACTACAAAGAATTAGGTAAAAAATGGCTTCAAATAAATTAACTGTATCAGATTTAGATTTTGATAATATCAAAATAAATTTAAAAACTTTCTTACAAGGTCAATCAGAGTTTCAAGATTACGATTTTGAAGGTTCAGGTTTTGCAGTTCTAATTGATATGCTGGCCTACAACACACATTATCTAGGTTTCAATGCTAATATGTTAGCAAATGAAATGTATCTAGATTCAGCAGACATAAGAAAAAATATTGTATCATTAGCAAAAATGTTAGGTTATACACCAACATCTGCTAGAGCCTCTAACGCAACTTTAAGTGTTAAAGTAAATAATGTTCCTACAACAACAACATCTTTAACAATGAACAAAGGCACAGTTTATACAACTTCAGTTGATGGTACCTCTTATCAATTTGTAACAAATCAATCTTATACAGTTCAACCAAATGCTGGTGTTTTTCAGTTTGATAATGTAAATGTTTTTGAAGGCACACTAGTTACATTTAAATATACAGTTGATAGTAATGATGTTGACCAAAAATTTATTATACCAAGTAATAATGCAGATACATCAACTTTAAAAGTTTCAGTACAAACTTCAGTTAGTGATACAACAACCGAAGTTTATAATTTAGCAAATAGTTATTCAGGTCTAACTGATATAACAAAATCTTATTTTTTACAAGAAAGTGATGATGAGAGATATGAAGTTTACTTTGGTGATGGCATTCTAGGTAAAAAACCTGTTGATGGTAATATTGTAATTTTAGAATATGTTGTTACAAATAAAACAGAAGCTAACGGTGCAAGTTCTTTTGTTTTATCAGGTGACATAGATGGTTTTTCAAATGTAACTATCACAACAACTAGTAACGCAGCTAACGGTTCAGAGCCACAAACAAAAGAGTCTATTAGATTTAATGCGCCTCTACAATATACGGCACAAGATAGAGCTGTTACATCTAAAGATTACGAAACAATTGTAAAATCAGTTTATGCAAATGCACAATCAGTTAGTGCATGGGGTGGTGAAGATGATGAAACACCACAATATGGCGTTGTTAAAATTGCAATCAAACCTATTTCAGGTTCAACACTAACAACATCAACAAAAGAAAGTATAAAAACACAACTTAAAAAATTTAATGTTGTATCTGTAAGACCAGAGTTTGTTGACCCGGAAACAACTACAATTCTTTTAACTTCTAATGTTAAATTTAGTGCAGAGGCTACAACTAAAACAGCAGATACAATTAAATCAAATGTAATTACTACTTTATCAGGATATAATACTAATACTTTAAATCAGTTTGATGGTGTTTTTAGATATTCTAAAATTATTGGTTTAATTGATAACACAGATACAAGTATTGTTTCAAATATTACAACTGTTAAAATTAGAAAAGATTTTACACCATTAATTGGTACTTCATCAAAGTATGATGTTTATTTTAGAAACGCATTATTTAATCCTCATTCTGGTCATAATGCAGCTGCTGGCGGTATTTTAAGTTCAACAGGTTTTAAAATTGATGGTGACGCAGATACTATTTACTTTTTAGATGATGACGGCCAAGGTAATGTTAGACGATATAGTTTATCTGGTTCTACAAGAACATATGCAAATAACACACAAGGTACAATTGATTACTCAACCGGTGCAGTTTCAATAAGTTCTTTAAATGTATCAGTAGTAGAAAATATTAGAGGTGCAGCTTCAACGGTTATAGAGTTAACAGTAACACCTCAATCAAATGATGTTGTACCTGTAAGAGACCAAATATTAAATATAGATACAGCTAATTCAACAATAACAGTAGAAGCGGATACTTTCGTTGGTGGTTCTGCTGACGCTGGTGTAGGTTATACGACAACAAGTAGTTATTAAGGATATATCAGATGGCCAAATTTACTGATAAGATATCCAATCTCATAAACAGTCAGGCGCCAGAATTTGTCGTTTCTGACCACCCGAAGTTTTTAGAGTTTGTAAAATCTTATTTCACTTTTATGGAATCAGCAGAGATTTCTGTAACTAGTGTTCAAACAACAGATGGCCTACAATTAGAATCTGAAATTAATACAGATACAAGTACACTTCTTTTAGACGCTTCAAGATTAGATACAGATAGAACACAACTAGACTCAGGTGATAAATTAATACTTGAAAGTTCTACTTATGGAAAATTTACTAGAGGTGAAACTATTACAGGTCAAACCTCAAAAGCAACATCCGTTATTTTAAAGGAAGATTTAGCAAATGGCAAGCTTTATATTTCAGCACAAAACAAATTTATAGAGGGCGAAGAAATTGTTGGTGCTAGTTCTAATGCTACAGCAATTCTTGGTGATTACAAACCAAATCCTGTAAATACAATTCAAGATTTATTGCAGTTTAGGGATCCTGATAAAGTTGTATCAAACTTTTTAACAAAATTTAGAAATGAATTTTTAAATACAATACCAGAAAATTTAGATGGTTCAGTTGATAAAAGAAAACTAATTAAAAATATTAAATCAGTTTACAGAGCAAAAGGTACAAGTAGAGGCCATGAAATATTTTTTAGAATGTTATTTGGTCTACCTTCAGAAACAATTTATCCTAGAGAAAATATGTTGCGTGTATCTGATGGTAAATGGACTACAAATAAAATTTTAAGAGCTATAGCATTTTCTGGTTCTGATACATCTTTATTAATTGGTAGAACAATAACAGGACAAACTTCAGGTGCAACAGCAGTTATTGAAGCTGTATCTAAATTTCAAATTGGTGCAAATGAGA